TCCTAATGGACCTTGGTTTCCTTGGTTTCCTTGTGGACCTAATGGTCCCTGACGACCTTGGAATCCTTGGTCTCCTGTTGGTCCTTGACGACCTTGGTTACCTTGAAGACCAAGTGGACCTTGGTTACCTTGATTGCCTTGTGGACCCAATGGACCTTGGTTTCCTTGTGGACCTAACGGACCTTGGTTACCTTGAGGACCGAGTGGACCTTGATTACCAAGTCCTTGTGGTCCTTGGTTACCTTGTGGACCTAACGGACCTTGGTTACCTTGAGAACCTAATCCCTGCGGTCCTTGACGACCTTGAGTGCCTTGATCGCCTTGTGGACCTTGACGACCTTGAAATCCTTGCGGACCTAACGGACCTTGAGTACCCTGTGGTCCTTGATTACCTTGTAACCCAGTTGGGCCTTGATTTCCTTGTGGACCTTGATTTCCCTGTGGACCTAACGAACCGGCTCCTCCTGGCCCTACCGGACCTTGATTTCCTTGTGGTCCTTGGTTACCTTGTGGGCCACCTAATGAAATGTCAGAACGTTTTTTAATACTGCCGTCTGCATTTACGACTAGAATATCGGTTTCCGATACACCTGTTGGTACACCACTTAAATTTAATACACTAGAACTTACTGTGGTGGTTACTACTTTATTTGTAAATAAGCTACCACTAACTCCGACACCGCCATTAACAGTTAACGCACCTGTTGTGGTAGATGTAGAATTAGTGGTATTTGTTATTGATATTGGATTGGATGTGACTGAACCTACGTCGGTGACATCCTGTAAGTCTAACACCGGAGGAGGTGGGTCAAATGTTGGGTCAGATTGAAGAACCCATGACCCAACGGATCCACTTACGTAATATATATACGTTTTACCCGTAGTGTCATCATACCACAAATCGTTACTGATTGGATATATAGGAGCACTGCCAGTAGCGGTGATAAATTTTCTTGTTGTGAATGAAGAAGTAACGGCAAAACTTGCGGTACCTAATAAAGAACCAGTTAATGATGTGGCGACAACATTTTCAGTTGTTTGTAATGACCCAGACACATAAACACTGCCGGATGATATTATACCCCTACGCGCTACAAATTCATTCGCCATATATTATCCTAATAAATTATTTAATCGTTTATAACCAAAATCCCGTATTCACTATAATGAATACGGGAAGGTGTTCTCTTTTTAAGAGAATACTACTATCACCTTCCCATATCCAGTGATTAATAAATTTTAATTACAAAATTATAGTGCACGGATAACCGACTTAACTACCCAGTTATCCGTTGTCGTTGTTGCCTTTAATCGTGCAACTCCTGATAAGATATCAACAGAAAGTGTTACATCTGTTGTGTTACCTATATCTGTGGTTGACACGTCCGTAAATTCTACATTAGCTGTACTAGAGTCCCAAACTGCTGTTACTGTCCCTGCTCTATAATTTGTAGCTTTCTTAACCACATAATCAAAAAATGCTGCATCATAACTACCTGTGGCTACTGTTGCGACTACCTCTGTTCCTGTATCAACATCCGGATTACTACCAGTTGTATATAGTACACCTTGTATTATTACTCCACCATTAAGTACAATCTGATCAGTTGACGAAGAGCCTTGTGTAGTAATTTGTTGTAATGTTATATTACGAGTTCCACCAAGAGTAACGTTGGTTCCGTTGATAGAAATATTATTTGATGTTACTGCTCCATTCGTAACCGTAAAGTTAGTACTATTGAATGATGCAACACCTTTTGTGGTTGTTGTTGCATCACTACCACTGACAGTTAGTGTTTGACCACTCATCGTTGCTACTACACCGTTTGAACCACTAACAGTAAGATTTTGTGTTTTGAGTGAAATACTACCACTACCACCACCAGAACCACTTATGTTTAGATTTGTAACAATTCCAGTAAGATTACTACCATCACCACTAAATCCTACAGAAGATGATACTGAACCTGTAACATATACGCCTGCTTCAATATGTGTCAACTTTGATGGGAAGTCTACACGAATTGAACTTGATTGTGGTCTACTATCAATATGGTCATCTCCACTTGCTACAGGAACACGACCTACTGTCAATCCAACTTCATTCCCAAGAGCGCCGTTATTGGTTGGTCCTCCAATAAACATAGCACTGTTATATGCGGAACCACTTAAGTTTTCATAGATAAACTTGTGGTTAAGACTATCCCAATAAATAGAAGCAGTTGCTGGCGACGATGACCCCGAATCTATAACAGACAATCCACCGAATCGTTGTAAGTCTGTGACGTTGACTATAATTCTATTATCTGCAACAACTAATTGCGACGATGTTACATACTGTACGGATTGAGATGTTACGGTTAACAATCCATTGATGGTCAAACTACCAGAAATGTTTACGTCTTTTCCAATTCCAACACCACCTGCTACTACAAGCGCACCATTACTAAACAGAGTACTGTTGGTAGTGTCACTAATTGTCTGAACACCCGTGAAGGTATTGGAACCAGTAGTTGCATTACCTGGAATTTGACTTGCATTAATTTGTGCAGAACTACTAAACACACCATCGGTATTTAACTTTGTTTTTACACCACCTGTAAAGTGAGCAGATGATGTATCAAGGGTTATTGTGGTAGTACCACCGAGTGATACTGCGCCACCACCACTTAAACCATTACCAGCACTTACTGTTAGTGAACTATTGACCAAACTACCAGAAATCACACCGGTAGTTTGATTGTATGTTAAGTCAATACCACCGGCACCAGTTGTATCTGCAATACTTATTAACGCACGGGTACCTGATATAAAATGTCCCGAACCTGTGTCTAAGTTTGTTGTTACTGCCGTTCCACCGTTAAACGAGGTTCCTGTTAGACCGTTACCTAGTGTTAATGCGTTTGTTGTATTTGCGGTAATTGTATGTGTACCGCCTAAATTGATTGTAGTTCCGTTAATAGAAGTAGATGGAGTCGCAACAGAACCAGAAATTATACCAGTAGTTTGGTTATACGTAAGATTAATACCACCTGCCCCGGTGGTATTGGCGGAAGAAATTTCTTTACGTACACCTTCCTCAAAGTGTACGGATCCTGTATTAAGTGCGACATCATCTGCATTAACAGTTATACCATTGCCTGCGCCAACTGCCAGTGCAGACCCTGCGCCACCAGTTAACCCGTTTCCTGCGGCGGAGGCAGCAATTCTGATAGTTCCTGCATTGGCTTCAAGTCCGGTTCCGGCCAATGGAGTAGAAAGTTGACTTACGTTAATACGACCTTCAGTTCCTGCGTCAGATATAATGAGTTTGTCTGTGCCCGCAACAGTAATCCCTGTAAGGTCGGAGCCAAATGTGTCTATATCAAGATTAGTTGCGGTAATACCTGTTAATTGCGACCCGTCACCTCTAAACGATCCGGTGTAATTACTTGCGGTAATGTTGTATCCCGTCGCATTAATATTACCTTGTACATTTAATGAACCTGTTATTGTTGCGCCGTTGGTAAGAACTACCAGCCCTTTACGAGCTACAAACTCATTTGCCATACATTTCTCCCACGGGGGTTATCAATATATAAATATTAAATGGTTTCTTAAGGAGTCAAATTTGGGAATAATTTAAATAAACTTTGTACTGTCCATGTACCACTTCCCGTTCCTCCACTATTAACTCGTAACCTTAACTCACCAGATGCTGTTATAAACATAAATGAAATGTCCGATGTATCGCCAATGTCCATTGTAGATATATCTGTAAATACTATACTTCCTGTGTTTAGCCACGATGCCATGATTATTCCCATTCGACATGCGTTAGGTCTTTGGGCTAAATACTCTACGGTCATTCCAGAGTATTGTGTAGTTGATATATAAGGATAAACGTACTCAGAAACACCAAATACTCCCTGGTTTATTGAACCCGTAAATATAACTGATACTGTTCCAGCATTTAACTGAAATTCTTTACCCTTTACTGGTCCTTCTATTAATACGGAGCCTGTAAATTGGTGCGTATCATCAGGAGAATCACCAAAAACGGTTGAACCTGATTCATAAATAACCGAAGAAGATACTAGTAATTTATCTGCTGTTAAGGATCCACTTACCGTTAAATTTTGTGGAAATGTATAATCCCTATTAGCAAATGTAGACCCACTTACCTGATCTAATTGAGGTGACCCTGACGAAAGTAGAACATATTTGTCAACAGTTGTCCACAAACCTTTTGAATAATCATATATTGGTATACGTTCATTCTTGAGGTCATTTATATTAATCTGTATTTCTTTACGTCCTATTAATTTTGACATTGAACTAGTCGTTTGCGTTTTCTAATACGGAAAGTACCGTTTCTAGTGAACCAGATACAGGAGTTATATAATATAGTGCATCGTTTTTTTCTAGAACAACTTTGCCGGCAAACGGATTCAATGATTCTGCCGGGGGTATGGTTGCGTCTTTTAATAAGGTTATGGCAGTAGAACCACTTTTTTGTACCTTAACTGTTACTGTCTGGTCACTTCCTGTGATATTAGTTATTTGTGAAGATAATATAATAGCAGAAATATTATCCACTGTTTCTTGATAAATTAAGTTACTTCCACTATTTAGTCCTATAGCTATTAACTTAAAATTATTTAGTGGTACTTGTTGTGCCATATAATATCCTCAAAGTTATTATTTATGATTCCAAAGCTAGATTTAGTGGAGTAAAACGTGCAGCAATAGCTTTATTAAACGTTCTACCTTCAATAACTCCCGTTGCTTGTCGAATCACAAAATCTTGTCCTGTATAAAAGTCGCCTGTTTCGTCGCCAGAAGTGTGATACACTCTACCATCATTTTCTTGAAATACTCTAATATTCAAATTGGTCTTACCTATACCACCTTGGTTTGAAGGCAGTGCCAAGAAATTTACACCTGCTCCTGCATATGAAAAATCGTGACTTGTTGATGTTGCCAACGAACCAAACACTTGTAACAACGTTGGTTGATTATTTATAACTGAACTACTAACTGTGTTTATAGGTATATCAATTAAATCCATTACCTTCTGTTTTATATCCATACTAAACGAACCGAATTTTCCATCCGGGTCTATTATAATATATTCTCGTATATACTGCCAAGATTTTATAAAGTCATTTGCCAATGCAAGACCGTCATTGACTCTAAATACTGCAATTGCTCCTTTATCAAACCCAGACGCGGTAGGTAATGTATAAATACTACCAGAAGAGATGTCTTGTGCTTTAAATAACCCCTGTGTAAACTGTACAGTTCTACCTGGAACTTTTCCTAATAAGTCACTTGCAATAGAATCTAATAATATCCCACTATCTTTGATAGTAGAAGTGTATACGACTGATCCGGTATCTACGTATGAACCAGAATAACTTCCACTTAATTGTAGTCTGGTTATCATATAATTTTGTATAGAACTTTTTTCTGCTGTGATAATTGAAGAAGCCGGAGAACTGGACGCCGTACTAACCGTTGTTACATCCGGAACAACTAATATACGTTTTCCAGAGGTACGTAATCCATAGTCTCCAAACGTAGTATTACTATTCAATAGTGATACGTGTCCACCATCAATACACCAAACACCTACGTGTGAAAAATTGGTAAAAAAGGACACCAATTGAGCATATCCAGCTCCTCGTACACATATACCAATTCCATTAAACGCCACTTGTGTGTACGCATCAATAATCATTGATTTTAATGGACTGTATCCATCAAGTACAGAATCATCAACAATCATGCCACCAGGACCATTACCAACTTCTGGATTTCCATTTTCATAATCCAATGGAACATAAAATTTATCTGATGGTGCATGGTTTGCTGTACAGTTTTGTACGTATGGTGATGTAACTATATATGCTCCCGGTGCAAATGCAAAGAAGAATCCTTTTCTTGGATTTGTTAAACTGTCAATTTGGCAACCTTCTAATCGTAATCCCCATGCGTAGGTTGCATTATTCATTAAGAAAAGATTTTCACCTTTTGTTGCAGTTGTTGGACGAATAACCACAGTTCTTAAATCATCACCAAGTATGGATGTATTTTTAGGGACGGTTATCGGAGCTATTTCTTCATAATATCCAGTTTTAACTTGAATGTTGACACGTGGAACACCACTTGCACTCACTATATAATTATTTGCGGCTTGACACGCTTTTTTAATGGTTCTGAATGCACTTGATATTGTTTTTCCATTATTTGTATCTTGACCTTCTTGTGTAACATAAAATACAGTAGCAAGTTCGCCGGTTCCTGCGCCACCAATAATATACGATGCACTTACTGCGGTAGATGCACTGGCAGCAAATGAAGCAGATTCTATAAATCCTAGTACTGATTGTGCAACTACCGCATATGAAGCAGTATTTGCCAATCCTGAAACATCTGCATAACTGCTAAACGAACCGGTACGTAAAGTTGTTACGGTATTTGGAACTACGTTAACATTATATTGTGCGCCGGGCTCTAATTTAACGGATATATTTGGAACATCTACAGTTAAATTTTCGTCAACCGCTTCTCTTATAATAACTCGTATATTTGGTATACCAGTGCTAAAATCTGCCATTTATTATCTCGTAGATGTCGGACGGACGACAAAGTATCCTTCAAGAACACGCCGGGTAATAGAACCGCTAGTCATGTTTATGTCATATACATATTTTCGTTGATTTAGATTAATAGTATCTGTTGGTGCTAATTCAATGTAAAAACTACCTGATATGTTGGGAGACAATTTTGTGATAGTAAATGCTGCTGCAATTTCATCCGTTGTATAGTTTTCACGGACTTGACCAGTAAAATTATAATTTGTTATGTCTAAATATCCACCTGTATCGGAGTTTTCTACTGTTGCCAAGACTTTAAACGTTTCGCCTTGACCAATATTAAATTCAGTAATTTCTGCCATAAGTTCTCTCGGAAAATATACCTTTCTATAAGTATCACAAACTATTGGTATATAACAAAAAACCTCACGTTTGACCGTGAGGTTTTTCTTTATTTACTATAAGACTAATAATTAAGGATACAGAAATCTGGTTGGATTGATACGGAAATCGTTGCGGGATCATCTTTTTCCCATGCCATTTCACCAAACTCAACTTTCGTAATTTGGCACCCCTTAAGAATCCATTCTTCAATTTTATCACCAACTGGACCTAAGACATGGATAATAATATCTTTCTTATAAAATTCTGCATATCCATCACGACCGGTTACTGATTCATGGTGGAGACGAACCCATTCCATGACTGCTTGAGCGCCAGATGGAACAATCGGGTCGTAAAGTTCAAGATTCATTTCATCCCAAACTGTCTTACCTTTGATATAACGTTGTACGTTAATATGATCTAATCTTTTCTTTTCTTGGGTAATTGTTGGACGGTCTGCTTTTTTAATAAGATATGATGGCACCCCGTCTAATAACATTACAAACCGATTTTGAGTTTTTGGTTCAAACGCGGTGAAAAATAGTTCTTGTTCACTGACCAAATTTGCCATATGGCTCTCCAGATATAGATTGGTACTTTAAATAAATAGTGGTTATTGAAAAAACTGATTAGATTGTATCGAAGGTTGCACCAGTTGGGAGAATGTTGAAGTCCAACTTGATGAATTCTGCGGTACGGGTTGGTTGGAGATAAATTGCACCAGCCAAGATGTTACGGTCAATGATGTCTGGCGTATTATTGGTTTCATCCATGACTACACGGAATGCTGTCAAGCCAGACCGTTGTTGTATACTTGAAAGATATGGATTAACAATATTTAAGAAACGATTACGTGTTGCTTCGGTGTTTTGTTCAAACACAAGGTAACGTGCTGAACTTGCGATGTACTTCTTGACGGTAATAAGAAGACGACGAACGTTTACACGGTCAAGTGCTGAGGCACGACGTTGGAGTGTTTTTTGACCCCATACGCAAATACCTTGTCCTGGGAATTGTGCAATCGGATTAACTTTTGATTCGTAAAGAATATCACGTTGTGCTTGTGTTAATCTGGTTTTAACACCTACTGCGCCTGGAATTCCACCGCGATTTAATCCGGCTGGTGCAAACCATTCTGCGCCAACATTGTCTGAATATGCATATACTTCTGGAAGCACTACCGATGGTGGAGCCCAAATTAATTTATTTACCGCTGGGTCCACTACACGGACCCAAGGATAGTAAGCTGCCGCATAATTTGTATCTAATTCTTCTGCTTTTGCAGTTACTGTATCAAGTGTTGCTGATAGTGGGGCCAGATCCATGATATAGAAACAATCACCACGTTGTTCACAAATATTAATTGCTTCGGTTGTTATATAACTATGGAGTGAGTAAATTGCTCCAGGAATTACCAATAAATTAAAATCAACTCTGTCAGGATTTGCTAATTGGTTTAGTGCTCTTTTATATTCTACTGAACCCGATGCAGCTGCGGTTGAAAGGTCAAACCCTTGTGAATTTGTAGCAACGATACCAGAACCTATGTTAACTATACGTGCTGGATTAAATCCATCGAATCCACCTTGAAGCGGAACGGTGAACTTACGATAACCTACGTGAGTTCTATCTGTCAATGAAATGTTACTACCTATAACTTCTCCATTTGCAACAGAACCACTTATGTTAAATTCTGTTCCAACGGAGTTGGTACCAACTATAGGTGCAAGATATGAAAGATTTGTTGTATTAGTAAAATCATACCCATAATAATATCTTTTATCAACTGCTTGTGCATTCCAACCAGTTGCACTACCACTTAACCAACGACTCGTTATATATGAACCCGACGCAACAACACCTGCGGTAGAAGGAAATACTGAATTTAATGCGGCAAATCCATATGGTACTGCGGTTGGTGGTGGTGAGGGATCTGATGCCATTTCTATACGAATGTACTTTGATAAGTTTGGGTAATCACCTTCATAGTACACTTCACCAGTATCACTGTTGTATGTTGGTACACCATTACCAATAACTCTGGCAATAAATTGAGGACTATCTGGGTCTAAATTTAAGTTGTCAAAACTTTCAAGTACGTTTGTTGAAACGTCACTGTCATCTAAACTTCTTACAAGAAGTGAGAATGTACCATATTCATTATCAGGGTCTATACTTGGACTGATTCCGGTAATTGAAATTTTTATTTCACCGTTTGCCACATTTCCTTCACTTAATGAATGTACCTTAAACAAATTGTATTTTGTTCCACCTAATGGTTGTGACTTAATCCATGGTGTACTTGCGTGAGAATATGTTGCGTCGGTACTTCCATTTTTTGTAGTTAAACTTAATGAACCACTATCTGCTATCACTGATATAGTTCCGCCGGCTTGACTTATTGCGTTAGGAAATACTGCATAAACATAAGCTGCAGCATTTTGTGTAGCTAATGGACTTTGACCTATGACTTTTGCAAAGAAATTTGCATCACTTTCATTTAAACTTAATCCAGTATAAGTACTGGTAGTTACTGAGGTTGCTATAGCCAACCCAAAACTTGCTGTAGAAGAACCACTGGTCACAGTTACAGAAGATATTGAACTCCCAGAATTGGCATGTAATACACCGATTACTTTTTGTGAACTACCACTGGCAATTATGCGTCCGACAGTAGTACTATATCCATCTATACCAAGTACACGGACTACCGTTGCACTTCCTGCTTCCTGTAAATAATTTTTTGCTGCATATCCTACGTAAGAAGTATCAGTAGGTTCACCAAATGTATTTACGAACCCATCAATACCCTGTACTGTGGTAGGAATAAATGCTGGCCCTTTTCTTGTCGGACCTACGAACGCTGCTCCGATAGAAGCTATGCCTTCCGGTAGGAATGAGAGGTCACGTTCTTGCGTAAATACGCCTGGTGACACGATACGTTCTGCCATACGGTATTCTCCAAACTAAATTTGTTTATTTCTCTGGTGTAAACTCACCGGTTTCAAAATTAATTGTACCGGCTCCATACTTGTTTGATAACCGATTAATTACTTCTTGTTCCGTTTTCAGTAAATCCTTAAATAATGAAGAATTTTTACTTATCTTTCCTTGTAGGTCTTCTATTTCGGTTACCAACAATTCAACTTCTAACTGTTGTTGTCCTACTTCCGTTATCAATGCTGCTAACTTATTCTTTAAATCATTGATTTCATTCAACTCTTGTTCTTCTATATGTGGCATAAAACCCTCTTTTTTGTATAATACAACTCGTATTATAAATATCTGTTTTTTTACCTAAACATCAATTATTTACTCTCCAGTTCTGTAAAAGTTACTACTTTTTTAGTCCCATAGGAGGTCTTTGTCACAATACTTCTATTACCATTTTTAGATAATTGTGACTCTGGTAGGAGATATCCATGTACTTTCATATCAAATCGTGTTCTTACTACTCTATCTCCTCTGGTTGGTAATTCTGTCATGGTTTCAAACGATTTTATGGTCGCCCGAAACTTATATTCATTTTTTTCACCCCAAAATTCATCACTCTCAAAAGAAATATTCTCTACCACGGAATTCATTTGCTCCATATATTCCGTCCATACCATGCAATTATAAGTTAATTCGTAGTAGTCGGGTACGGCGTTTATATTGTAATATTTTTTACTTGGAGTGATATTGTTCACTATACTAAATCTGTCATACGGAGTACGTGAATTCCATCCCGTAGAGAAAGAACGTGTATAATATTTGTTAACTGCAGAATTTATACCACTTTTTTCCATAGATGCTCTACGAATCATTATAATCGGTAACTGAATTTTGCCTATAGAATCACGTAGTATACCGTCACGCTGTGCGCTTTTCCATCGTTCTGGATCGCCATATACCACAGGAACAGTGACCTGTGTTCCGTTTTGTGTAACTATAGGTTTAATTCTATTTGACATGTATTTAAGTATTGCATTATCAATAGTATATAATGTAACTTTTATATTAGTCCCATCGGATTGTGTATCATTTGCTCTGTTTTCAGTTTTTTCAAACTGTTGCATATCATTTATTACTTTTAAGTCATCACTCATACTTGTGCCTCTTCAATATCAATACTTGTACGACGAGTCAAGTGCGTCATACAAATAGTTGCGGTATTAAACCCTGGCTTACCTGCAATAAGTTGTGTTTCTGTGATGTTATTTATTTCATAAAAATGTTTGTTGTATCCTATTATATCTCCGATTTCGGGATATGTTTTTATTTCTTGTAACATACGACGAGCAAATCTAAATTCTACTAGTTGTTCTTGATTGACGCCAAATCCGTCACCAACTAACGTAGTATTTTTGTCATATTTTACTATTGCATTTGTTTTTACTGGAGTGTACCGTGGTTTGGTTACACTCTCTCCGTAAATGTTTACCTTAACCGTGTCTAATATTATTTTATATAAAATTACCTCCACATCCATCGTTTCATCAATTAATTCCCGAGTAATGTGTTGGATAAATTCAAAATCTCTTTGGGTAACAAAACGTGCCATGGATTAACCTATGTAAATAAGTGTTGGTACCTTTGCAAAAGTTTCTTGCATCATTTTAGCATTTTCTGCCTGTTTTTTCATTTGTGCTTGCAACCCAGTTTCTTCCAAAGTTTCACGAAGTTCTTTAATTAGTCCTTCTTTTTCTTGAATTGCTTCACGACGAAGTATTTCACCATCCATACGAATTTCACCATCTGGATATGGAATCTCTTGGAATTTAGAACGAATAATTCCAAGTAATTCTTTAGCCAACGCTAATGTATATTTAAACACCCATGTACGAGACATATCATTAAGTTTTGAATAATTAACGTGTTCATAGGGAATATTGGAAAGATCACTGGATATATTTGATCCAGACTGGAATGTATTTACTTGTTTATCCTTTGAAACCATATAATCAAAATACACTACAGAATCTCTCTTGAATATTGGAGAAAATCTGATAATGTTATTTGAAATTTCAAATCCATATTGACTCTTACGAATCATGTCATTGATTTCAATTGCTTGAATACGGAGTAAATCTTCGTAGGCTGGCATCATCACGAATGTGACTGGTGGTGAGTATCCGTCAAATCCAAATTCTGCCATCAAGTTAGTCAATCCAAGACCCGTTGTCGCAAATGGGTCATAATAACGAGCAACTGCTGGTGGCATGTAATGGTAGACACGGCGAATTTCAATAGCAGAACCACTCTCATATGGGTCAGCCCATAATTTCTTTAAATCATAACTTTGTGTACCTATAGATGCGGAAATCCAACCTTTTTTTACTTCTACGTTTCCACCTGATTGCCCTTCTACACCGTAATCATTTGCTAATTTAATCAATTGTGGCAACGGTGAACTTATTACATTTCTTTGTGTAGCAGAAATACCAGTACTAACTCCTTGTAAAGACATCATATATTCACGTGCATTAAACTGGTTTACTTGATTACCGTATACAGTAATTGCCTCTTCAAAACACGCATAGATTTGTTTGTCAATTAATTCTACTTCTACTACAGGATATCCCAATTTACGTGCAACATATTCTGCTGCTCTAGGGGCATCGGAAATAAACTCAATGTCACTGTCAAAGAATCCAAAAGGTGTAACACCAGTAGGATTACGTGGTGTGCCATCGTAAAAAATTGGTTCTTGTGTTTCCATATTACTCTCTAGTAAAGGACTAGTAATAAATAGTTTTACTAAACGATTAACTCATATTTTAAGATAAATAAAAAGGGTGACCTTTCGGCCACCCAATTTATTCCCTCCGTTAGCTTACTAGATTATAGTAAGTTTAATCCGTCGATAACAACCTTACCGAAGAATTCTGGACGTACTACCTTCTTAGCGTAACGGGTCATTACACCACGGCGTGGTGTGAAGTTGTTTGGATCATAGACCAATGGGGTCATGATGAGTGGGATATAAGGAGCATATACTGCACCTGTTTCTAGGAAGTTACTTCCACGGAAACCAAGTAACATTACATTTTCCTTCATGTATGGGTTCTTGTAGACAGTGAAACGGTTTTGGAATGAACCAATCTTTGTTACACCACCTGCAAATTCCATCTTATCACCATCTGTGTTGAATGCAAATCCTGGGATTGTTTCCAAGATTGTTGCCACTGTTGGTGAAACAACTGCGAAGTTTGCACCACCACGCATGGTGAGTTGGTGAATCTTGTTACTGACCTTTTGCATCTTTTGACCAAGTGTTTGGAACCAAGTCATGTTGGTCCATGCGGTTCCTTGGAATGATGTTGCTGCAAATGCACCGGTTACTGAATTATATACAGTTCCGATTTGTGTTGACCAGTATTCAGTTGTTAAGGTTGGTACTGCGCCAATTAACATATCAAGAATTTCAAGGTCAATTTCTGTTGAAATGTAATCACTTAACATAGCAGTTAATTCTGCTTCTGCGTCGATTGAGTGATATGCATTCAAGTCTTGAGCAAGTTCTGGTGACCAGACTGCCTTCAACTTACGTGTCTTAGCAACGATTGTTTCTGACTTGAGTTCCAAATCAATTTGTGGAATTGCTAAATCGGTTGAACCATCACGATCTTCAAAGTCACCACGTGCGGTGTCAACTGGTTGCTTGACATAACTTACCTTTGTAACTGTCTTTGTACCAGTTGCTGCTGTGTTAACGATAAATGTGATATTTGTGCCATCATACTTTGTAAATTCTGGAAGAACGAGTGCTGCCATATCTGCGCCAGAACCAGATGGTACGAAACTACGTACTGCAAGGAAATCTGCACTTGAAGCACTTACTGCCGGTACTACGTACTTACTGAGACTTGCAGTATTGTAAAGCGTGTTAAAGTTGATGTCTGCCCAAGCAACTGATTGTGATGCAACTGAAACAATATCTACTGAAGCATCATTGATTGAGTATCCAAATGCACCTGCACCGTACAATCCACCTTCATCCTTGTTTGCAAAACCACGATAGAATGATGGAATGTCGGTATTTGCATTACCGTAAAGTGAATTACCAGCGGTCTTTCCGTTTACAGTTGTACCATACTTGAAGTCCATGTAGAACACAAGTCCTGAAGGAAGATTCATTGGTTGAACTGATACGAAATTCTTTGCTGCAATACTTCCGAAGACCTTACGGACTAATGGAAGTGCTACACCTGACCATTGTTCACCTGCGGTGCCTGCTTGGTTGGTATATGAATTTTCTGAGAGAAGTTGTGAAGCTTGGTTTTCAAGCATGACTGCCATACCTTGCTTTTCTGCTCCCTTCAAGCCTTCAAGAAGGCCTGACTTTTCCCACTTTCCTGCCAATTGGCGGGATTGTTCAACGATTACCTTGTGTGCTGAACCGGCTTCGTTGATTAATGATGTTACGTCTGACATGCGTTAATCTCCTATGAGGTTATGAAATGATTCCTGCGAGTTGTTGTAGACGCTTAGCAACAGAGTTTTCTGCGATAACTTCTGGTGCATCAGTCTTTGGGGCGGTTGAAGGAGTTGCCTTACTTGCCAATCCTTCTGCGACAACCTTCTTTGTTGGCTTGGTTGACTTTACTGCCTTTGCTGCTGAAGTTAATGTTTCTACCAAA